CTAAGACATCCTTTACAAATGGGACAAATCTTACTCCTATTAAAGATTGTTGCTCAATCAATGGAACCCCAGCAATTTCCTTTTTCTTTGTAACTAATAATAATTTACCCTTAACAGGTATAATCATTTTTCCACCATCTACTAATTGTTTTGTTAATTCAGTTGGGATTTCGTCTGCCATAGCTGTTACCATAATTCTATCATAAGGTGCAAATTCTTTCCACCCTTTATAACCATCGCCAACTTTACTAATAATATTTTCATACTTTTTAAGTTTTGGTGCAGTCATTTCATATAATTCTTTAATTCGTTCTACAGTATAAACTTCTTGTACTAATTCAGATAATATAGCGGCTTGATAACCTGAACCCATTCCTATTTCTAATACTCTATGCAATGGTTGGAGTTGAAGCATATCAGTCATATATGCTACAATGAAAGGTTGGGAAATAGTTTGTCCGTGACCGATTGGAACTGGCATATCTTCGTAAGATAATTCTTTAACAAAATGATGCCTTGGTATTAAAGTCATAGCATATATAACTCTTGAATCAATAGCTTTTCCTTTTCCATAACTTAAAGCATGAGCATTAATTGTTTGTAACATTTCGTTCTGTAACTGTTTATCTATTAATCTAGTTTTCATTTTCTTCCAATTATCATATACCTATCGTATTCAGGCAACTCTAATGTACCTGAATAAAACTCTTTACTAATTTTTGAATTCCATCTAAAATCTTTTAGACTATCTACACAATTAATATGTTCTTTATGTGATGCAAAATTATTACTTTGAACAACTATCCATGCATCACCAGGAACTTTTTCTAACCAAGCATCATATTGTTGTTGTGTAATATGTTCACAACTTGTATTAATAACAATGTGTGGATCTTCTGTATATTCATAATTACACATATCTTCTGTAACTGCATTAAACTTACCGTTCATTGCATACGCTTTGTTCATATTTACTGCTATGTCCTTACACGCAGGATCAATATCAACACTTGTAATATGTTTTGCTCCAACATCACTATTAAAAATCATTGTTGCTAGTACTCCATACCACCCGCCAAAAATAACTATTCTATTTGATATAGTATGTTCAACGTTAGCAAGTGTTTCACATAACCATATTTTACTCTTAAGTTGTCCATGCCAGAAGCTTTCTAGCATATGATAACGCATATGATTATCTTCGTTCCGGATTCCATCCATCCAGTAAGCAATATCATTAAGATCAATTTTCATTTACTAGCTCTTTGGGTATTTTACTATCTGCACTACTTACACAAGTTGGTGTTATACAACGGTGGGGTTCTTTAAATAAAGTAAATCCTTCGTCAATAGTACCTAACGGCTCGTCATGACAGCTATACCCTCTTTTAATTTCGCCTCCTGGTTCTCGAATAATACAACTTTGATAGCCTGCATTACACATCCACCCTTTAAACTTATTAAATTGATGGGCATTTAATCTTTCTGCTTGATCTAAAGTGTACTCCTTTCCGTCTTTATCATATAATGCAAGTTGACTTATTTCTTGTTCCATATCATTTTGTAATATTTCCCATTGTTCAGAAGTATATCCTTCAACTACTGCACTTGCTATTTCATTACTTTGCGGTTTAAGAGTAACGTGTAATCCTTCACTTTTAAAACGTTCAGCTCTTTCATAATATTCATCAAACATAGCAGGAACCATAACTTGATTAATTGTAACTAACACTCCTTGCTCTTGCAAAAATTTTAGTTTTCCCGCAAATTCTTTTTCATCAGAAAATTCTGCATGATAACTTGCTGTTATGCTTTTACGATCTAATCCATCTGTTGCTGTTAACCATTTGTTCCACCAATTAAATCCTGGACTAGCATTAGTAGTCATATGCACACTAAGATAATCACTAACCGGCTCTTTATATGCTTTAATTAAATCTATTAATCCTTTATATGCAGTTGGCTCACCACCACTAAAACTAAAATGAAACTTCTCAAATCCATTAGCTCTAGCTTGGCTTTTAATTTGATCCATTGTTTGAATATACTGTTCAAACGGTCTGTGGTCTACAACTTTACTTTTAGCATACGGCCAACAATAACTACAATCGTAATTACAAAATCTTCCTAAGATCCAACTAACTGAAAAAACATTATTTTCCAGCATAGTTCTTTGTCCTAGTTTAACTATATTTTCAAATGGTATTGTCATGATATATGCTTTGTTGTATTAAAGATTGTTTTAGAACACGCTTTGACACACGTCATACACTTACTATCGCCGTGCCAATAATCGCCCATATGTTCCCATAGTATAATATCTTCATCAAGAACGCCATCTTTACAATTTGGTACTCCAATATTTTTTAACATATCTTTTGTATTTTGTGCTGTCATATTTCTTAACGCATGAATAGGTAACGTTTCTTCTAATGGATCTTCTAAATAATCACTACCTATCAAACAACACGAAAAAATATTTCCATACGGGTCAACATATATACCCTGGTCTTCCATACACTTCGGTTTAATAATAGCTTTACTAATTGCTTCATATCTAACATCAGCATCTAATAAACTATCTAATGTTTTATTTGGTACTTTTTTATATTCTGATCGTGTAGCAGGTTCAAGATCGTATTCATAATTTCCATCTAAATCTTGAACTGCAAATTTATCCAAGTCATAAAATCTTGCAGTACTAATAAAGTTTACTTTTTGCACACCTTTTCCTAATAAAAAATATTCAAGTGTTTCAACATTATCTTGATTATGTTTAAAAACTAAACTGTCTACTCTTGCTACGCCGCCTGCTTTAATAAATGCTTCCATGTTATCAATAACTTTTGAAAACTTTGTATTTCTTCTGTACAGTTCATGCGTTCCTTCAAACCCATCTATGCCAAAAACAACTTGACTATGATTTACTGATCCTATTACAGGAGCAAGTTTACTCCACCACTCTTCGTTACGCATACCACCATTAGTATGAAGTGCTAATCTACAAGTAGGATTTGCATCTCTTACATACTGAAAAATTTCTAAACAATCTTGTGCAAATGCAGGGTCACCATAATTTCCACAACTATAAAAATTTGTTAACTGAGCTAAAAATTCTTTTGGGAACCATTCTTTAAATTCAGCTATACTAATATCTCCATTACGAATAAAAGGTTTTGTAGCACCTCCGTGAAAATTTCTTGCACACATTGGACATTGTGCTTGGCACTTATCAGTTAGTTCAATATGAACTGTTTTTATATCCTTAATTCTCTGCATTATATTGTTCTTTAAGCCATTTAAAATCATTAATTTTAAATAATGCTTCTCTATTACCTTGGTTCGCTTCTCCGTATTTTTTACCTGCGTTTGCACCCATTATAGCATAATCACCATTTGGCTTATCCATACCTTCATTACACCATACCATTAATCGCATTTCAGTTTCTTCGTCTACTTGTCCTCTAATAAGTCTACTTGACAACTTAACACATTCGCGGAATGCACTTTTCCACGTATTAAAAGGATCTGTATTAAATGCTGTAATATTACTAATTTCTTCATGGGCGAAAAATTTATTACTAATACTAGTTGTCATATCAGGATGAGTAACATCCATATCTATTGTAAGTTGTCTTGGCAATAACTTTACACCACCATGACCGTATTCTAAAAAGTTTACAGGGTTTTGGCAACGCCATACATGAACAGCATCATGATCCCATTCACTTGCAATATAATCAAACTTCCAATCTTCTTTTAACTGAGCATCTCCGTCTACTACCCAAAACATTTTTGTAAAACACTTTTTAGCCGCGGCTATATGTGCTTGATGTATTCCTTTCACCCCATGGACACGCTTGGCCATAGGAAACCTTGCCTTTAAATCTTCGTAAACTTTATCTGCATTAGGTTCTTCATAGCTTATAAAAACAATATCATACATCTTATTCCTCAATCAAAATTAATTGATAACGATAATCTTTCTTCAGGAACAGTAACAACCTGATGTTGTGTTCCTGTAGGTATAACAATAACATCATTTTTATGTGTAACTAATGATTTGCCTCCAACTAACCAATCAGACGAACCATGTAACTGTTTAACTATAACCTCATACTCATGCTGGTGGGCAGGAAAACTTGCAGTTTGCGTTTTATTACCTTTTGATATATAAAAATTAGCATTAATAGGAGATCCGAATCCTAAAGTTAATTTTCTTTCTAATGAACGTAATTCAGCAGTTAAATCTAAGACATTAGAAATAATAGCAGTAAACCCTTCATCATAGTAACTTTTAAATATGTCAAAATTTATAAATCCATCATGTTTAAATAAATCATAATGATTAACTGATACCCCTTTATTAGTAATAATTTCAATTGCTGGCTGTCCCCAAGGATATGAATGGGGCCATCTACGTCTTACTTTTAAGAAGTTTAAAACATCTGCATTTTTTAAATTTATTTTATGGTCAATAATAATATTTTTAAACATAAGGCTCCAATTCTTTTGCTAATTGCTCGTGCAATATCCGTCCTGGATGGGCATTATCAGGAAAATCATCTGACTCTTTCATATAATTAACAATTTCTTCATAGTCATTTACTATTTTTTTAAATTCTTCTGTTTCCGCTAAATCAGATCTTAGAGAACTAATATTATTAATTGCTTCCCAAGATGTAATTAAAGGTATATCTCTACCTAGTATTTTTTTCAACCAATCTTTATGAACGTGCTTAATAAAAGAATAATCGTTTTCCATTCCCCATGTACGTCCCCATCCTTCTATTACAATCCAAGGAATGTTTGTTTCATCATAAACACGTTGAGCACCTTCAAATGCAACTTGCACTAAAGTACGATCTAATTCACGAACTGTTTTAGTATAATCTATACCAGCTTTATAACTTGCTTCAAAATGTTTTTCTAAATCTATAAGACCAGCTTCACTGGATCCAAGTCTTTGCTTTTCAACTCGTGTATAATTTCTAATAGGTTCTGTTAACATCCAAATAATAAGATCAGGATTATAAAATGTTGAAGCTGTAAAGGGAGGTGCTAATCCTAATGCTTCTTCTGATTTAAAAACTGCGTCAAAATTTCCAGCACCACCAAAAGAATGATTAGCTACAGCATGACCAAATAATGTTTCTAAGTAATAACCAAATCCAGGCCAAACTACTTGAAAAGGTTTAGGATATTTTGAATCAAGATATTTGTCTTGATTAAAAGGTCTAAAAATAGTATTGTTATTGTTGTTTGCAACGCCAGGACCTGGAGTAATTTGTCCCCATTCACCTAACCCGTTACTGTCTCCAACTATTAATATTCTTTTCATCGTGTGTTGCCATAATAGATAACCTTGTGTTTAGTTGATTTATACTTTCTCCAAGGATCTACTACAATACTATCATCATTCAAGTAACAATATAATTCAGAATGTGCTAATAATACAATAGCACTAAATGGTCCTTTCTGCGGACATATCAATGGATCAACTCTCATACAATGATATTCGACTTCTGAACAATAATGTCCAACTAACAAACTATAACTACCATCCATTATATCTACTCCTGGTTTATAACTAATACCATTTAAAAGTATTGGTAGGTTAGTTTCGTTAGCTAACATGACTAATTTCTTAGCCATGTTTTTGGCCTGTACTTCTCTAGCTTTCATTATAGCATCAAACATATCATATTGCAAGTCCAATTTTTGAGCCATATGCCGTAATGCAATATTATCTCTTGGGTGGCAAGATCCACCATCACCCATTCCTGCTGTCATATATTTTGAACTAATAATTCGTTTTTTACTTTTTGAAAGAGCGTTAGTGACTACATCGACATTAATATTACCTTGCTTTTCAGCAACATCTTGGATCATGTTAACAAATCCAATTTTCATACTAATAAAAGTATTATAAAAGATTTTAATACATTCAGCTTCGTCCCACGTTCCTATTTCATAACGTGGTTTATTTGCCATTATAGTTTTATAAAACTCTACTAACTGTTCTGCATCAGAAGTTAGTTTTCCATCTTCAGTTCCAATAATTACCATTTCAGGATTTATCATATCCCACGCTACAGTTCCCATAGCTATAAAATAGGGATTATAAACAAACCGTGTGTTGGTAACTAACTGAACAAACTCATTACGAGTAGTACCTGGCAAAACCGTACTAATAAGAACTAATAATTGTTCCTTATTCATATGTTCATTAGCTTCTCGTAAAACGTCAACTACAATATCATAACAAAAATCTTTGGGTTCTAAATGCGATGTCGGCGCTTTACCGTCATAATCAGGATGATGCGGAGTTGGTACAGCAACAAAAATAATGTCTTGATCTTTAACTGTTTCTTTTATAGTATTCTTAACAGTAATAACATCACTTTTTACTTCAGCAATATCATAACCAGTTACATCGTGACCTTTTTCAGCAACGACAGTAGCACATGGTAATCCTAATTTTCCTAAACCAATAAACGCTATCTTCACACGATCTCTCCAATCATTATATACGTACATAAATACGTAAAACAATATTTATGGTAAAAATTCTATATGATCCCTTTAATTGAATACATCAAAAGAAACGTATATATACGACAACCTGGGAGCTCACTTGCGTCTCAAAAATTTCTAGAAGCATTTAACCGAAATAACTGCTTTGATCCTAAAATAATACTTCTTCATGCTTTGATAAAATACCCACGTTGGCATAAAGAGATTAGTCTATTCCCATACCTAAATAGAAAAATGTTCAAACAATTACGTAAAAATCCAAAAGTGTTTTTTATGTTAGATGCAAGTACTGAAGGATTTAGTACCATATACGGTAATACTCCATTTTTTGATATCTTGTATTATAATTGTAAAAAATTCCATGTGCCACCAGAAAAAATAATTTTTATTTCATCTAATATGGTTGAAGAACAAAATTTAATCAGATATAATACTGAACATGGTATAGATAGATCTATTAATGTTGCTTGTTTTAATAACTTTGAACAGATGCTTTTTAACATGAAAAAAGAAACATTACCACAATATGATATTGCATTCAATCCAGTGGCACTTGATAAACTTGTAGAAGCAAGATATCTTGAAGTGCTTAGAGATACTAAAAGATTTTATTACGGTGAAAAATACTTCTTAAGTCTTAGTAGGGTAAATAGACCCCATAGAATTTTAAGTGCTTATGAATTATTTAATAGTAAGATATTTGATAAAGGTATAGTGAGTCATAATAAAATAAAAAGTACATCTGAAAATCTATATGCACTTTGTAGCACATTACCTGCAAACTGTGGCATAACACCAAATGACTTGGCAAGGTTTAGTAAGTATCTACCTTTAGTTGCAGACACTAACGACTTCGAAACTAATCACGCTATGGCATTAAATTCTCATTTAAATAATGCTACATTATTTCAAGTAGTAGGAGAAACATTCGCAGATGATTGTTGGGGCACTAGCAGATTCTGGAGTGAAAAAACATTTCGTTCTATATTTCATATGCAACCATTTATTGTTTGGGGGCAACCTAATGCTAATAAAAATTTACAAGATTACGGCTACAAGCTATATGATAAAATGTTTAATTATAGCTTTGATACAGAAAAGGATACATATAAGCGTTGGACAATGATTCTAAACGTAATTAATGATACTGTAAAACACTTAAATAAAATGAGTAAAGCAGAACATTTAGAATGGCGGTTTCAACAACAAGATGTGCTTAAACATAACTATAAAGTAATGTATCGTGAAAATCATACTAAAGAGGTATTTAAAAAACTTGCATTTAAAATAATAAAACTAACAACATATGAATTATAAACCTGAAGAAGAAAAAGATAAAAAAAGAAAAGAACGCGAAAAACTAATGAAGAAGTTTCTTGCCAAAGGTGGAAAAATTGAAAAAATTCCATATAGCGTAACAAAAGAACAGTTGAAGCGAGGACAATTTTAAATGAAAATGTTAATTACTAATAAACCTAAAAGACTATTTACATTTGGCTGTAGTTTTACAGATTATATATGGGGGACTTGGGCAAATATTTTAGGCTATGAATTCCGTAAAGCTGACTTTTATAATTTCGGAAAAGCTGGTGCTGGTAATCAATATATTTTTAATGTATTAATGCAGGCTGATGCCGCATATAATTTTACACACGAAGATTTAATAGTAGTCCAATGGACAAATGTAAGTAGAGAAGATCGATATTTTCACGCTGGACATCATGGTGTATTACATGACTCAGAAACAAAACACGGAGCATGGTCTACACCAGGCAATATTTATAGTCAAGATATTTACGACGAAGAGTGGGTTAAAAAGTATTTTAGCGAATATGGTGCATTAGTAAGAGATTTAGCATTTATTAAAGCGGCTCATGGAATGCTTAAACATAAAACTCAATGGCATTTCATACAAATGAATAATTTAGTACATTACGTTGATCAATGGGATTCGAAAATAACACTTGACCAACCAAAAATATTTGGTAACAAAGAACGAATACGACAATTAAGAGAGTTATATGCTGAAACTATAAGTATTCTCCAACCTAGTTTTTATGATGTGCTTTATAACAACAATTGGACTCAGAAATTTAAAGCAGATAAAAAATTAGTTAATAAATTTTTTCAAGATGGACATCCACACCCATTAGAACATTATGACTTTTTAAAACGCACATTTAAACACGAATGGAGACCTAGCACTAACGAAAAAGTTGGTGAAATACAAAAGAAATGGGTTAAACTAATGAACGATGTATCAGCTACTATACCAAAGTTTAGTATTTACAATGAAACAAAACGTTGGCATGATATGGCAAAGTTTGAATTATGTATACGTCAATCTAACAATATCGATTTTAGAACACACCGGTAAGTTCAGGAAATGTTTCTAAAAAGTTTCTATCTCTTATTTTATCATAGTGCTTTGTAAAAGATTGAAACTTAATATGCGACTCAGGATTATATTCTGAATAATCAATATACCTTAAAACTCCATTTAATTGCGACCTTATTCCGAGACCTGTAACAGTTTTTAAATAATTTGCAATTTTTTGATAAGCTACTTGTTTATACTTGCTAGGTAATACTGCTAAAGTATAATGTTTAGGATCTACAATGTTATATAAAATGCCATTTGATATATCAAATCCTTGACTTTGCATATATTCTAAAAAATCAGTAATAGTTATAATATTAAAAACACTAACAACTGTATTAAAATTTAATTTAACATGGGGGGACTCTTTTTTTATAATATTTAAATTATTTTCAACATCAGTCCAAACAGTTCCCTCCCTTATATATTCAGCACGATTGCCCCAGCTATCTAAACTAGCATCAACTTGAACGTTAGCAAATTGATTCCATAATGTAGTAATACATTCTTTTTTATAAAACAAATTACTAACATTAGAATTATATCTTAATGTAACATCAGTACGATTATTATCAATTAAGTATTCTAAAATATCATAATGCTTATCAGTAAGTAATGGCTCTCCACCAGCAAAATAAAAAACATCTATATCTTTATAATAAGGTTCAAATTGTTCATATAAAGCATCATTGTTTTCGCCGCCTGCAAAAATAAAACTATTTTCTTTACCATCTTCTTGAGCCCAACTAGAACTAAATGTTGCACTACACGTTCTACATTTAAAATTACAAATATTACTCCAACGCACATCCATATAACGTAATTTCATTTCATCAAGACTACCGTCTGGATTGGTTTCGTCAATAAACGACATATACTTTGCAAACTGTCTATTGTTATGCATACGTGAACTCTTATTACCTGCTTCTTCGTGTGTCCAACATTGGCGACAAACTGTAGGCTTCATCCCAGAAAGCATTGCCAAACGTAATTTTTTATATTCAGAACTATTCCAAATATCTTTTATAGAATTTGTATGTGTATTTCCTAATGGTTTATTATAATCGCCTATACAACAAGGTAATACTTTACCATCTGCATTGACATACATATGAAGCCACG